GAGGACGAGGTTCGTTGCCAGAACGAGCGGTTGGAAAGGTTTTCCAACGAGCTTAATGCATCCCTAACGAAGTGTACCTCTTTTGGGGTACGCGCCACTAGGGTTGCGCGTCGTGCGCGAATCATGTTAAACAGGCTACTCGCACGTTTCGACGCCAAGAATATTGTTCCTCGCCACGGACCTGGGGCCGTCTCCACTGGAGAACGGCTTTGGGGTAAATGGTTTTGGACCAATATTCCGGATCGCGTATTGCAGAGTTATCCTCTTGATCAGTATTTTTATACTAATCTTGAGCATGTCTGCGATCGACTCGATGAGATTCAATCCATCGGAAACGAAGAGACTCCGGCCAAGGTTATCCTTGTACCGAAGGACTCACGTGGTCCTAGATTGATTAGCTGTGAACCATTGTACTTACAATGGATACAGCAAGGCATATCTCGGGCCTTAGTTCAGCATGTTGAACATCACCCTTTAACAAAGGGTCATGTCAACTTCACAGACCAAAGCGTGAATCAAATGTTGGCCCTTTTCGGGTCAATAGACGGTTCACTATCTACCCTCGACCTCAATGAGGCCTCGGATAGAGTTTCGCTTGGTCTTATTCGACTCATATTCCCCGAATGGCTAGTTGCCATACTTGAGAATACGAGAAGTCAGTCAACGATGCTCCCCAACAAGAGGGTATTACCCTTATCGAAGTTTGCTCCTATGGGATCAGCTTTATGCTTTCCCATATTAGCGCTTACGGTTTGGGCAATACTTGTTGCAGCAGCACCTAATGCTAGTACTCGTAAGAGTATCTACGTGTATGGTGATGACGTGATCGTACCAACGGCGTTTGCCGCGGACGCGATCGAACAGCTCGAATTCTTTGGACTTAAAGTCAATAAAGATAAGAGCTGCACCGAAGGACTCTTCCGAGAGTCATGTGGCTGCGACGCCTTTCGAGGCGAAGAAGTCACACCTGTCCGGTTACGGACAGTTTGGTCGTCAACACTAAGCCCTGATGTTTATACTAGCTGGATTAGCTATGCTAATTCAGCCTATGATAAACAGTTCTACCAGATGTATGACGAAGTCATACGTATGTTGGGTACCTTTAAGGTCCCGTTCATACCAAACCGAGAGATGGGCTTAGCCTGTCCCTCAGTCGCTGGTGACCCTGTGGTTCACCGACCTATCAAGACTCGCTCTAATCTCTATTTACAGAGAAAAGAGTATAGAGTTCTTGTCGTAGAGTCACGCGCTATTAGACAGCCGATTGATGGTTGGAAGATGCTTCTTCGGTTTTTTACCGAAGGGCGTCGACCTTCCATTCGGCAGGCTAGTGCGAATGAAACTACGCAGATGCAGTGTGTGGGCCTCAGTGATGAGGCCTCATTCACAGTCAGTTCGTACACGAAGCGTAAAGCAAGCAAGCTTGCTTGGCGCTGGCGATGACCGAAAGTAAACAGTCTGAACAACTGTCTACAAAGC